ACCAATCGTTTAGCACGCGGGGCATTAGCCATCTCAAGATAGGGCTCATCACGCGCTCTATCGAATGTCAATTCAAAACCTGTGTACTCAATCATGGTTCTAAATTGTTTGGTAATCGATAATGGGCGGATAACTTGAACGCGAGCTTCGGAAGTAGCAGACGCACCTTCTCCGGCTAAATAGCGTTCTTCTAGGCGGTAATCAATTGTTTGTCCGGTTGCGAACTTTAAATTTTTGAAGTCTGATTCAAGATTTCTATTGGCAGTTCGAGCGAATGCCAAGCTATTCCAAAATCGTACAAATACGTCGTCTAATACATACTGAGTCACTCTAAAAGTGTTAGCCATTGTTCTCTCCGTGAACAAAATAATAAATGCTCATTCCTGAGCGCCTACTCTTTGTCCGACGGATGACAATAGTTACACGTCTATTAAGTGGGGCTTGATGGAAAACCCATACAACTTACGCATCTATTTGAAATAATAAGCGACTTTAGCTTTGCATTGCAATAGATGCGTATATTTTATCGTCTACGTTGTGATTGGAGTGCTCGCCTTTTTACGTCAGAACGTGCAATCAACTCCTCAATTGTAGGCTCCTTATCAGACTTATGTGGAATTGTCAGGTCTTCATGACTTTTGCTTAAGGGGCGTGGTGCTTTAGTCGCGGGCTTTGTTTGTCTAAGACTTGCTTCCAATCGTCCCATTTCAGCTACTTGTACATATGGGTCTTTGATATTTGAAATACGTTGTAGCTCTTGGGGCGCGCGTTTGGCGGCTGCATACAAGAATGCGGCCGGATTTTTCATGCCCCTGGTTGCATAGACCATGGGGTCTGAAATTTGTGCGCCAACTCCCACAATCGTTTGCTGGAAATCAGGAAAGCGCTGCACATCATCACGAAACTTATTTTCAAATTCCATTTGCGCCTGTCTGTCACGCGTTGCTTGCGCTTCTTGCGCTTGGCGCTGAGTCATCCCCTGTACGGTATGCTCGACAAAGGAGCGTAGTTGTTGATCCCAACTTTGATTTGAATTCTCATCATAGTTAAAGCCTTCGGCCGCCTGATTCACCGCTTGATTCTGCTGCGGTGTTAATTGCGCACGAAGAGCGTCTAATTCAGCCTGATGTTGTCGCTTCATACTCTCAGCCTGTCGGGCAAGCCGTTCGCGTATTACCTCGTTATCTTTAGGTCTCGTATTGCCGTAGTCATCACTTTCATCGTCGCTCGCGACTTCATCTTTTACCGCGGGCTCACGTGTATCAAGTACATCATCATAAGCTTCAGGCGCGTCCTCGCTAGTATCTGTAGCCGTGGTTTCTTCATGCACCTCAAAGGTGTCTTTAGCCTCTTCATGATGCTCTGGCGTTTGGGGTTGTGTAATAGTTTTATTGCCTAATAATAAATCATCGATACTGCTTGTCTCTGTAGCCATTTAAGTCCCTCTTCTTTAGTTACAAACTTTGCTTATGTGTCAAAATCTTGACTAAGTTATTTGCATGCGCAATATCCTCGCGAGAACGGACTTGATCTACGGCCGAAAGATATCGTAATTTTTGCTCTTCAATTTCACTAGCCGATCTAATGCGCTCTTCTTCAAGTTTTTGGAATTCAATCTCAAGCTCAACTTGCTGCTGCTTGGCTTTCAATTGCAGTTCTTGACGCTTAATCTCAAGTTCGGCCTGCTTAAATTGCGCTTCCATCTGCATCTGCTGTTGTTGCATTTGCATTTGCATCTCTTCGGGATTGGGTTGATTCTGGCCCATTTCTGATGGCATCTTGCCAGTTTTACCCGCTTCAATAACTTGAGGGGGCACAATAGTTTTAAGACGATTTTTAATCTCAATGGTATTAACGAGCGGAAAGTTCTCTGCATACAAGTCCGCAAACAAATTAAGTAACTGAGGATTGCCTTGTAGCACCATGTTAAGACTTTGGAGTACTTGTTCTTTCTGTCCCTCATAACTGGGGCCTGCTTGCAATCTAACCTCAAAAGTACCTTTCCTGATATCGTTTTCAATACGCTCGCCATATTCATCCATAGACTTATTAATAGTGATGTTCTTGCGTCCTTCATCAGGCGTCATGAGGTTAATGACACGCTCTGAGTCATAAACACGGGGAACCATCTGATTAACGATTTGCCCACCTGCTGAAATTGCACGATTTATTGAGTTAAAAGCGACATAGGTACTGTATGAACCCTGACGCGTTCTAGCATCAATTGCGGCTCCAGATATCTCATTGCCCTCTTGTCCCATACGCGTAGGATAAAGACCCGTTGACGTGTATAAATCCTCAATTGCACGCTGATACTGCTGGGTTAATGATTGGGATAACTCAGGCGGTCGCAATTGCTCAGGTTTTGCACCTGAAGGTGATTCATCATAGATAAGTGCTCCTTGCACCACGTAAGGATTTTTCCATGTTGCTTGGGTATCAAGGCTTTGAACATTCTTTTTGCTTACCATAAATTGGTCATAACGGGATATCTTTAGGATGAATGCCGATTGGGTGCCTAAATAGTTAATGTAACGCTGGGCATCAATTGCATCAACAATAAACGACCTACAAACCTGCTTGCCATCCTTATCATAATAGGAATTCTGGTCGACAAATACTAGTGGTAAGTCATCACACGGCGCTTCTGACTCTTCCAGAATATAATCTCCAGCAATACGGTAATGCATGATTTTAGAGCGCTTGGTTAGGCGCTTATCCTCAATGCGAACAGGCTGCCCTTCTTCATAAAGGGTTAACATATCGGGGTTTTCTTCGAGCATCAAAGCTTCTTCTGGCATGGGTTCAGAAGGCATTTCACCAGGAACGCCTTGCTCAATCCCCTCAATGCCTGCATATTCGCCCATCATCATTTGCTGTTCTTGGAGTTTTTTAGATGTTTCACGTGAAACATTTATCAGCTCGTCCATCTCTTCTTGATTTAATACATTGCCATTGGATAGTTTATAGAGAGTATCTTTTTCAAACTTACGTTTATAGAAATTGTTAATAGTAATGCCTTCATCATCAGCCCACGAGAAGGGATCATCTCCAACTGACGGGTCAGTGGCCAGCGCAATTTCTTCTTCATTTGCGGTAATGCTTGAGTTAGATTTAACACGCTCTTCAACATCTTTCCCATACACTTGTCTAAACTTAGCTCTAGTCATGCGAGTCACAAACCCACACACAAGGCCATCAGTCTTGTTAACTTCTTCAGCCCCAATATCCCAATAGCAGCGTGTTGCATCTTTAAAATATCTAGGGATTAAATCTTGGTCGAAAGAGCGAGAATTAGCATAATCAGTATCCCAAAGAAATGCCCCATAGCCCCCAACAAATGCTTGAGCTGCCGCTACCTGATAGACAGTCTTAGCATCTTCAGACAACATAATGTCTTTGACTATCATTTGGCGGATACTTGCAGTTTCTTCATCACAGTTTGAGAGTGGTACTACTTCTAATTGCGGGGTATTTTGTTGCTGCTCACCTAAAAGTGAGTTGATCATTGTGGCAAGTTTGTTAAATTGCAGAGGCACTTTGTTAAAGGTTTTAAGCATGTCCTCTTCGTCATCATCCCATTGACGACCTAGGACAAAAGCATGAAGTCTGTGGTATTCATCGACGTTGTACTTAAAATATTGTCGCCATTTCTCGCAAGCCACACGAGCTTCGCGCGCTAATTTGGGAGCCTTCCTAGCCATAACATTCCTTGTTATATATTGTCTTACATCATGTAAACATTCCCGCAGAATTACCTGGCAGGTAATTAACTTTATAGCCGCTGCTATTTAAATAGTCCCCTACATAAAAGGTTAATGCTAGTGCATCAGCCGTATCAGGTGACTTCATGCCACGCCGCCTCAAATCATCTTTCGATTCAATCTGCAATCTTCCTGAACTGTCAAACTTATAGCCAAGACTCGTCAAATCGCCTAACAATTCATCGCTATCAGGTATTTGTACTGGCATCTCTTGCACAAACCATTCTCGCATATCATGCCATAATTCGGCTCGTAAGTTACGAAATTTATCGCGGTCATTAGCAGACCTGGCAACGTTCACGCCCTCAACACATTCATAACCTATTTCCAGTAATCGGTCAACAATGCCTGCTCCAATCCCAATACAATCAATACAAACTTTAGCCGGACGTTCCTTGTCAATGATGCGACGAACCGCTCCCACTATCTCCATAGTATTTAAGTTAAAGTGCGTCTCAAGATTAAATGCCAAGCGACCTTTGCGCCTAATTATTGCCGTGCGGTCATGGTCAGTAATGGCCGGATCAATGCCAATGACCAAGGGCGAGCTAGACTCAACTATTACCTTACGAGCGCGGTTAACAGGAGTGGCCTTAATAAACCTGTCTTCAACGGGGTTTCGAAACGCATCTAATGCTGTAATAGGATACTCAACATTAAATAACTCACGCCCCATCTCATAGTCATTGCTAAACTCGAGTAGCTTTCGTCGTCGCCAATACAAATGCTGCAACGTCAGGCCATCATCTTTGTGTGCCTCATAAAGTTCTTGTTCCTCATCAGTCAGAGAGATAGTCTCGCCATCTCGCGATTCGCTCATATATTCAGGCTGCCAATACCATGGAACGAATATAGCTTGAAACTCAGACTGTCCAGAAATTGCCGACATCCACATATTATAAAAGTAGTTACCGATACCGTTAGCTGTAGACTCTAATATTATTTCAGTACCTTCATTGTTAGGCACGGCTTGTAATATGCCTTTGGCATGTTCCTCTGCATTCGGCCAATAGGCAACCTCGCTCCCGTGAAATATCTGTATAGTTTGTGACCGACCAACGGATTTGTTACCAGCGGTGCCTACTGCATAGCCGGAATTAAGTGTGCGAAAGTTAAGCTCTTTAGCACTTGATGTATCAGGCTTAGGCAACAAACCCTCGGGCAGTTCGTCATTGTAACGCTTAGTCATATCAAAGAGATTCTTAGTAGCTTCTGCCTCGTGTGTTAAGATAAACGCTTTCTTGCCGCGGGTTGTGCTGATTAGGTGAAAGTCACGAGCTTGGACATAAGTTGAGCAACCTTGTTGACGCCCCTTAAGTATCAGTGCACGCACTTTGCCTGTCACAAGCTTTTGTTCCTCGAGCCTAAGATGCAAATACTCTTGCGCACGGTTAAAGACAAAGGGTTCGATACGTCCAGATTTAGTGCGAATCTTAAGAAAGTTCTTAGAAAATAATGGGAGAGATTTTAATACGCGTACCAGCTTGTCATCCGACATGTAGCCTCGAGTTTTTTATAACCTTGCCGCAACAACCGCATTCGCTCTGGTAGACCAACCCATTACCAACCACTTTATCAATGTAGTAATCGTGACCGCCAACAAAACATAGTAATTTCTTTAAGAAAAGTTTAACGAGTGTACGTAGCTTCATGCTAGTTTCCCCATCTTCCTGATGATGTTCAACAAGTTATTGGGCTTGATGCCAAACAACCTACAACTTAAAACTAATATTTCTGCAACATAAATAGACCATAATGCTATCTTTAAAAACTCAGGCATCCCCGACAATGGCCAAATGGACTGTAAGTAGCAGAGGCTCAATAAGCATATGAGCTTTAAGAAATAGTATTTCTTTTTGCGAACTATCTTTGCCATCGCCTAACCCTCAAGGGTTAAAATATATGCAAAAATCAGTCCACTAATTTATCTATCAACTTCTCAACAAGCGCTTGATTGCTGTTTGAATTGTCTTGTTTATCTTCTTTATAATCTTCGCGGAATCGGTTCTTCATTATGAAAATCCATGGTGCGCCACCAAAGCTCTTGATATCGCCAGAAACGCCATCGCGTCCTAGTGATTCCCATTGTCGTTGTGCTTTTTGCAATCCACAATCCAAAGCTCTAGCAAAATCAGGATTGGCATCACGCCAATTGTAAAGCGTGGATCGACATATGTCGAGTTCATCACACACGGCCGCCAAACTTTCTCCGCCAGCAAGAACCTTTATAGCTATATCACAGTATTCGGGTTTATAGTCTGATTCTTGCCACGGCATAGGATTTTTCCTTTAAAGTGTCCAAGGGTGAATTCTTATGGACCTTTTTGCACATTACGTTTCTCACCTTTCATATCAGCACCAACAGGTCCAGGCTCACAATATTTCGGCTGTTCGCGACATTGTTCATCAACAATGCGGCCATACATTGATGGAACGCCATTGTAATGCGTATATTCTTTCTCAGTTGTGTAGTCCTTCACGTCCATTTGCTCGCTCCTTGATTTAGACAGATGAGTAAAACTCTATCATAGTTAAAGATAAGTGCAAAGTCTAAAAATAATTAAAATATTTTATGACAAGTGTTGACATATTGCATTTGTTGTCGTATACTTGTTTCATCTTACCAACAATCGAGGCAAATAATGACACCAGAACAATACATTGAACATGAAACAAGACTTCGTGTTCAAGAGAAATTAAACGGTCTTATTCTTACGAAATTAGATACATTGGATTCAAAGATAGACAACCAATTTAAATGGATTATAGGAATATTACTTGGGTTTCTAGGAACCGTTACCCTGCATGTAGTGAAGCTGATATAATAAGGCAAGACGAAAGTTTGTGGCTTTCGTCTTGAGGTTCTGCAACATCCGACTAAGGAAATAACATGAACAAAACAAGTTTAACGTATAAAATACTAAAAAATCAACAGTCAATGATTGACGACCCTTTCGACCTTAAGGGAGCTTTTGCAGGAAGCACAAACATGAGCCATCAAAAAAACCTTGAAGTATTCACAGAACAGTTAGTCGCTAATTACGCACGTTACACCGCTGACCAATACGAGCTACACCTCGAGATGCTTAGTGAAGATGACCAATCCGAATTAGCACGCCTTTATCTTGAATCAATAGACCGGGAAATAGAAGGCGCATGCTATGGCGATGATGATTCCATGAACAGTGATTTTCTATGTGCGTTGCTTGCGATGCTTAAAAACGATTGCAAAGAAACACGCGAAAACTTTGCCAAAGTCACACGCAAAAATATACTGATATACTACCGCAGCACACTAGACGAAATACTATCCGCTGCATGCGATAACTTCCTTCATTGCTCAATGAATGAACAAGGATATTACGCAAATTATGACGAATGGCATGGGGACGTGATATGGAAAAAATAGTTATTCGGGAAAAATACAGCCATTATGAATTTGAAGTTATCGAATACTACAACGACGAACTTCCGGCTACCAAACATTATGTCTATAACATCCATGACAAAGAAGGATATCAGGCCTTCTGGACTGGATGCTCAGTTATCCAAGAATCAGACGAATACTTTGATACCCAGCACGAAGCAAAAGCCGCAGCTAAAAACCATATCGATGCTCTAGAATCCGGTGAACGCTAAATCTTAGAGACTTCTTTCGCAACCGCACCCTTAGGAGAAGTCGCCGCCGTGAATTGCACGGAATCGCCTTCTCTCAAACTACGAAAGCCCTCAGCCTTGATTTCTTTAAAGTGCACAAAAAAATCTTTGTCACCGGATTCGATAAACCCAAATCCCTTCTCGTCATTGAACCATTTAACTTTCCCTAGCATTTTTTTCATCCATATTGTTTAAGTTTAAGTCTATCACGTGCCTTCTTGCTTTTAAGTCTATTGTATTCGGTACACGCGTCACATCTACACTTGTATTTACTATAGCCAGTATTTGTTCCGTGACTCCATGGCCTTTCGGTAGTAAACGTTAGGGCTTTTTCTATCGTCCAATTCAACCTAAATATTCTGTTCCAAATGGTATCCAGGTTTAATCCTGTTTTTTCAGCCCATTGAATGATGGTCAATTTTTGATCTTCAAACGCTAAAAAAACACTAGTCTCTCTTGGTATATTTTTTAAATACAAATAATCATCAGGAAGAAGTCTATTAGCTGCAAAAATTTTATCTATTGCTTTCCCAGTCCTAACCCTATGGGCCATAGTATGGGTGTTTATACCATTTTCCTTGCCCCATTCAGCTATAGTTTTTATTTTCCCATTATTTCTTATAAAAACATTTCTACTAGTGTTGTTTGCCTGAACAGTTATTGTAGCCCATCTGCAATTACTTGGTTCATAATGTCCATCAGGGTTAATTCTGTCAAGAGTCAAACCCATGGGTCTTTCACCCATGTCTTCAAAAAATCTATCGTAATTAGCTATCCATTCGTCGCTAACTCTTATGCCACGAGCGCCGTAATTATAATAATCTTTATTACTAGCATTGTAACACCTTGAAATCATTGCGCGCCAAGAACAATAAGCGCGTGTTCCACAACCATGAATCCACTTTCTTTTAAAAACCATTCAAAATAAGCCTCACAAAATGAATTCTACCGGTCAAATTTAAACTATCTACCATCAACCAATACCAATGCAGCCTAAATAACTAAATATCAAATTTGATGCCTCTATGGGCCTCCTACGAAGTCCGGCATTCCAGCTTGTTTCCACACTTTTACGTGCAGTTCGAGGGAATCAAGTGGAAATTCGCCGTTTAACATATCTTGTTTGGTATCTTCGCACAAGAGTCTTGTTGCAATGAGGCGTGGGCTAACGCCTAGTTTCAATCCTAAATTAAATATTATTTTCTGGCACTCTTCCTTGGTTGGCAATTAAGCTCCTTATTTTAGCTTTTGTTTTATTGCGGCCAGCGCTGAGTCTTTGGTTAGGTTTTTGTATTGCTCCAACACCACGCCTTCTTTTTTCTTAATTTCTTGGGTTACTTGGGTGTTATCCTCAATCATGTCATCAATATCTTTCAAATTTGCAATGATAAAATCTCTAACCGCAATTGAATAATAGGTTTCAAACGACTTTCGCGAATCCTTATCACTCATAGACCTAATATTGAAAGCTCCAATTTGCCTAATTACATGTCTGATTATTTTATCTACGCGTTCATCGGGATGTTTATGGTCTGAAAACTGGCTATTTATTAGCAAAAAGTGATCGTATGCAATCAGATGGGAAGGGAATCCAAGTGATTCAGGCTCAATGTTAGTGCACCAGTCAATAAAAACACTGGCCTTTGGTAAGTATTCCAGATGTGACTCTTGAGCCCTGGAAATTCCTATTTTTATTTTATGAGCATCAGTCAATTTTGCTCTTTGAAAGCATTCAAACCATTCATCTTTGATGCCATTGAGATGTTCTTGGGATTTAATATTCACCCAAAATTTAGGAAAGATGTTTTCAAATCTAGTAAACAAACGATTTAAAACTTTTTTAGTCTTTTCCTCGTCAATGCCCGCAACATTGCTATGATTTTGATACTTAGAAAACTGATTTACGCTGACGATATCGCTCATTTTTTGCATTAGGCTCTCCTAGAATCCAAATTCGCTTCTTTGTCCAAGTGAATAATTCATATCCTGATTGGAAATATTTCGTGATTTGGATTTAATTTCATCCAAAAAATAACGATATTCCATCCCCTGCCATTGTTTCTCAAGCATGTGCTCGAAGGATTTCAGGGGTTTAATTCCGCTTGCTTTCAATTGCGACATAACCGTATTGGTTTTATCCCAAACCCTTCTAGTTAAAGGTTTATCCCGATAACTCTTCCATTCCGAGATGAGAATGTCGGGTATTTCATGGGGATTGTTAGAGTCTATTTCTTCTTGAGTTAGGGAAGGAATTTCTTTTTTACAAGAAACTTTTTTGGGGGATATAGGGGGTTTAAAATCTTCTTTATTTATATTCTTCTTATTAGTGTCCGCTCCAGCGGACTGATTGAGTCCGCTGGAGCGGACAGATTGAACCGATGTATCCGCTGTAGCGGACTCATGATTTAATTCTGGGCAATCCTCTTGGATAGACCGCTCGGGTTGTACCAAGTAGCGTTTTCTCCCTTTCTTTCTTCGTATCAATTCCCCGTTTTTTTCAAAGAAGTTTAAAGCCTCGCAAACTTGAGAATTACTAAGATGTGTTCGTTCACAAATTGCCTTCAAAGATAAAAAACATGGTTTGCGATGATTCCAGAACTGAAAAATGGTTTCATAAACCTTGAGAAAAGCTAAAGTTAATCCTGGGAGATCTAAGATGTAAGAAGGAACAATGAAAAAAGCCGCTTGGTAAGTGTTGTTATCTGTGGAATTCATGGTTATAATTGCCTTCTGAGATTGGATGCTCTTGCCGTTTCTTGCCAAATACAAGGCATCCGGTTGTTCTTAGAATGATTAGTTACTTGGCGGTGCGTAATCATTCACTTTTTAGTTCTGTAGATTTAAGGTTGTAAGAGGCAGGAAGCCTCTAAAACTTCCTACTCAGTCAATTATGCCCTAACATTCAAACACAATCTAATTAATTCTTCTTCTTGCAACATCTTGTTTTTTAATGCTATAGTTTTCTTGCTGTAAATATTCATGATTAATCCTTGGCTCAAGGAATAGCTAAGTCTGTGTCTCCACAACTATCTATTCCTTAAGTTCATCTACAAACTCCCCTATCCATTGCTCTACAACTTTAACTTCGCTGGTGCTGAAACACAAAAGATAGGTTTTTTGATTATCCCGTTCGTGAACCGAATTAGCAATAAGCTCTAAAAGTTGCAAAGATTTTGCATGAATATCAACTGTCATAAAAACTCCCTTTATTTGTTATCCGATATCCCAAAAGTCACATCAGCTTTTAACGCGCCATTCGTTAAATGCTCTATCTTCATTTGCGAATACTCAGGTATAAACCCCTTCTTAACCCAGTTTGTAAAATTAGCATGAGCCATACCAGTCTGCTGGTTAAATCGATAGCCAGTCTCAAAATATTTAACAACCTCATCTACAGTCATTTTGATACCTTATTAATATTATTTTATAAAAATATTACTACACTACTTGACATATTACATGACTTGTCAGATAATGATAGCACGTCAATACCGACGATGACTAGTAAAAAGTAAAGAGGGTATGAAAATGCAAGAATATAGCGACACCTTATCCAGCAGTATTACTGAACTGCGGCGCGTTATGTCTCAAATAGCCAAGCTTAATTTAAGGCATAAAGAGTTAAACGATAGCATTATATCAGCCCTTGGGCATAACCATGAAGGGCAAAAGTCGTACGAATACACGACATGGAAGATTGAGGTTAAGACGCCTTTTGTTTATTCGCTTAATAAGAGGCTTTATGAGGAGAGCAAACAAAGA